ATCTGACAGGTAAGTTGATACAAAATCAAAAAGAAGCGAAAGCTGATCAATGGCACGTGGTCGAGTTTCCGGCAATCATGGACCACGGATCAAAGAAACCAAAACCAGTATGGCCAGAGTATTGGAAGTTAGATGAACTTGAGAAGGTACAAGCAACGCTTCCCGTTGGTAAATGGAATGCACAGTGGATGCAGAACCCAACAGCAGAAGAAGGAGCGATATTAAAACGAGAGTGGTGGCGTAAGTATACCGGTGAGGAGATACCACAGTTATCACACGTCATACAAAGTTATGATACAGCATTTTTAAAAAAAGAGACAGCCGATTACTCAGCTATCACTACGTGGGGTATATTCTATCCAAGCGAGGACGAGGGAGCTAATTTAATTTTACTTGATGCTATAAAAGGTAGATACGAGTTTCCAGAATTACGTAGACTCGCGTTAGAGCAATATGATTATTGGAAGCCAGAATCAGTTATAGTTGAGGCTAAAGCTAGTGGTTTACCATTGACATACGAGCTTAGGCAAATGGATATACCAGTTGTAAACTTCACACCCTCACGAGGAAACGATAAGCATGCCCGTGTAAATGCGGTTGCACCTTTGTTCGAATCTGGTATGATATGGGCTCCGGAGCAAAAATTTGCCGAGGAAGTCATTGAGGAATGCGCAGCGTTCCCCTACGGCGATCATGATGACCTTGTGGATTCTACGACACAAGCGATTATGCGATTTAGACAGGGCGGTCTAATCGATCATCCTGAAGATTACGTAGACGAAAAGGCAGAACCTAAGAACAGGATTTATTATTAATGATACAATTTTTTGGAATGAAGGGACCTCAAATATTCGCTGAGTTAGTAAAAACTTATAGAAGAATTAGAGGTAAAGACCCAGAGGGTTTAGATCTTATAAAAATAAAACAAGATGTTCAGCGAAGACTTGAAGCAATGAATAAAGTTGTTGATATGAAAGGTAATCCTATTGATCCAAGTGAAGGTATAATGGGTGGCACACAGGTAGGTCAGAAAGGTATGTTTGATAATATATTTAATAAAATGAACAGACAGATGGGTAATAAACCAAATGTTGTTAAATCAGATGCAGAAATAAAAGCAGCTCTTGAAAAAAGTAATAAAGATTCTTTAAAAAATTTAAAAGATAAATTAGATGACCCTGATAAAAAAGCAGATGGTGGACGTATTGGTTTAAAAGAAGGTGAAGGTATTATGGAAATGGCATCAGTAGATGAACCTTTTTTTAGAGATGATTACTTAGATGAAAACGCTCAGATGATGTTTAAAAAACAATATAAAGATTTAACACCAGATGAGCTAGAAGAATTTAGAGAAGAGATGATGAGACTGATGAATAAATTTTCTTCAGCACCAGATCCTATGGATGAGAGAAATACAGTGATGGAAAATATTGCAATGGATGAGTTTGGTAAACCTTTAAAAGATTTGTCGGAAGAAGAAATAATCCAAATAGAAGAAATGATGGATGAGATGTCTATAAAAAAAGACAGAGGTGCACCATCAATTAAATTAGCCGCTGAAGGTGGTATCATGCGTGTTGGATTAAAAGATGGAGTTTTTAAAAGAGGACTTAAAGCAATAACAGATACGGACACATACAAAACTTTGGAGGATAAAGGTTTTAATACAGCTGTTGGTTTAGATGTAGCTTTTAATGAAGTGTTTAATATACTATCAGGTTTACCTGGTTTAGCAGAGGGAGGTCGTATTGGTTACAAAGACGGACCACCTGATCCAACTAAAAGAAGATTTATGAAAACAGCTTTAGGTATTGCATCAATGATTCCTGGAGCAGGTATGCTTGCAAAAGGAGCAAAAGTGGCTGCACCTGTTGTTGCAAAAGCTGCAGAGCTTACAGGTCCAGCGTTAGCTAAAATTGTAGAGACAGTCATGGACTTTGGTAAATTAGTTTCTGTAAAAGGTAGAAGAGTAAAAGAAATGGTGACTAAGAAAAAACATCAAGGTGTTGAAGTTGAAGAAGACATAGCAGATGGAAGTTATATTATTAAAAAAGACAACAAAGAAATTTATTACAAACCTGGAAGAATGGATGAGACAGGTGGTGTAGAAGATGACATTATAGAAATTATAGAAGATACAGTAACTAAGAAAGCAGGTGGCGGTATTGCTAGAATGTTAGGAGAGTAATGGGTCCGAAAGAATTTAAAGGATTAATGAATTATCTCACTAGACCTAGTGATGATAAAAAACGTCAGAAGGGTTACTTTGAAACTAATGATCCTAAAGAAGCAGTTAGAGAAGTTATAAGAAGAGTAGTACCAATAGATCAATATACATTTCCAATAACAAACAGTCTTAATTTAGGTCTTGGCCCTAACTTAAATCAAACAAACATAGGAGGTGAGTTTGACGTAGGTGGTGGAACACTAAGTGTTGGTGGTGGTATGAAAGGTGATGATAAAGCTTTTGGTATTGGATTTAGAAAAGAGTTTGATGATGGTGGACGGATTGGTTTTCTTAAAGCAGGTTTAGTTAAAGGAGGTTCTAGAACAGCTCCAGAATTTAGAGGTAAATATGGTGTTAGAACTGCATTAACAGTGCCCGAAACCACACCAGGTTATTTAGGTCGATCAGGAGAGCAGGTTATATTTGACACAAAAAATAACGCTGAAAGATTTATAAAAGAAGACGCTGCAAATTTAACACAAGCAGCACAAGAAAATAAAAAAAGAAGTCCTGTAATAGAGGCTAGATTACAAAAAATAAAAGACTTTGTTAAAGCAGAAAAAAAAGCCGGTAAAAAGAAAATTTATTTAGATGATATTATAGATCAACTTGCAGGTGAAAAAACTGTTTTTGGAACCGGTAAGAGAGGAATACAAACAGAACAAACTGAATTAAAATCAAGAGTTAGTCTTAGAGACAATGTGAGAGAAGCTTTGGGTGAAAAGGAGTATGATAAATTAATTAAATCACAAGCCGCTGATCCTAGAATTACTGACGAAAAAAAAGCAAAATTTAATAAATTAGTTTTAGATGTAAACAGAGGCGATTTACCAATTATATCTTTAGGATCAGCAGAAAGAGGAACAACACAGAATATTAAACTATATCTAACCGAGGCAAATAAAAAAAGATTTGATAAAATGTTGCCTTCATTAAGAGCAATTAATTCTAGAGTTACACAACCAGCAGAAACATTAACTAAAGAAGGCATAGAAGAACTTAAAAAAACAACTACAAAAAATTTTGGTGCAATGATGAAAAAATATCCTTCATCAATTGAAAAAAGAACTCAAGTATTTAAAGGTGGTACAAGATTTTATGATGCTAAAAGTTTTGCTCTTGCTCAAATAGGTAGGCACGTTACACAAGGTGGTACCTTATATAAACACGTCGGTGGTGACACCATGAAAGATGTTAAATTTAGAAATACTAAAACTAATAAATTAATTACAATTAGAAATATGGATATGAATAGTCCAGAATTTAAAGAAGCTGGAGAAACATATAAAGATTTCGAAAAATTAAAAAATACTCAAATAGATAATCCATTAGATTCAAATAAAAAAATATCTATTAATGAATCAATTAGACAAGGATCAGACGGAAAAGATTATTTAGTTGTAGACCACGTAGATGGTATTAAAAATAATCCATTAAAAAATTTAATTATTACAAATCAAAAACAAAATTTAGGTTTTCAATTAGCAAACCTTACTGATGATCAAAAAAAATTATTTTATAGAAACAGATTAAGTTTGGATGATAACATAAAAAGATTTACTAATTATGGACAAAGACTTTTAGGAGGAAGTAGATATAGAACACCAAAACAAACTGTTGCAGATCTTGTTGCAAAGGGAGAAATAACTACAGCAGATAAAGCACCTGAACCTGAAGCAACTAAAACAAGAAAATTATTTGAAGGATTTGGTGAAAGAATAAAATCTGGAGCTTCTGATCTTAAAAGCAAAATGGATTCCTCTAAGTTTTTAACAAGTAAAATACCTGGAGGAGCTGCGGTTATGGCACCTATTGATCTTAGTATGATGTTATTATCAGGTGCTCCAATTGCCGATGCAGCAGCAAGTGCAGGCTCTTATTTTTTAAAAGATCCTTATTTAGGTAGAGCAGTAAATATTCCTTTAGCTTTAAGAGAAGCTACTAATTATGGAGATGCTAATGAAATGTTAAGAAGAGCAACTGAAAGACGAGAAGGAATTGAATCTGCTATACAAAATATTCCAGAAAGATTTAAAAATTTTATAAATCAAAATAGAGATGATAATAAAACAATTGATCCTTTTATGGCAGCAAAAGGTGGACGTGCAAGTTTTGAAAGTGGAACTATACCAGGTGGTTACACTGATGATGCTTACAAATATTTAAGAGAGATGGATGATGAGATATTTAATAGTTATAAAAAATATAGAGCAGGGGGTGGTAAAATGAAATATGGTCCTTTTGCCTATAATGCTAAACGTATGATGTTTGGTGCATTTGGTGTTGGTCAAAAAAAATTTGCAGAAGGTGGAGGAGTTAAGTCAGGCCCACCACCAGAATCAGGACCCACACCACACGGGTTGCCTTCTTTAATGAAACGTGGTATGAAAATATAGGAGTATTAAATGGCAGAAATAGATAAAGGACTCCCTAGTAACACTCGTACGGAAGTAAAAGTTCCGGGCGAAGAGCAAGTTGATGTCCAAGAAGAAATTGTAGAAAAAGGTCCAGTAGAAGTAACACCAGAAGAAGATGGTGGAGCAACTATAGACTTTGAACCAGGTGCAATTAATATACCTGGTACAGAAAATCATTTTGATAACTTAGCAGATATCTTACCTGACGATATTTTAGAACCTATTGGAAACGACATGGTTCAAAATTTTATGGATTACAAAGCGTCAAGAAAAGATTGGGAACAGTCTTATACTTCAGGCTTAGATCTTTTAGGATTTAAATACGAAAACAGAACAGAGCCTTTCCAAGGAGCATCTGGTGCAACACACCCAGTGTTAGCAGAGGCGGTCACACAATTTCAAGCACAAGCATACAAAGAATTATTACCAAGTGACGGACCAGTAAGAACACAAATTATTGGAGCTGTATCTCCACCTGTAGAGCAACAGTCTACTCGTGTAAAAGATTTTATGAATTATTTAATTATGGATCAAATGAAAGAGTATGAAGAAGAGTTTGATTCTATGTTATTTCATTTACCACTTTCAGGATCTACATTTAAAAAAGTTTATTACGACGTGCCTATGGGCAGAGTTGTATCAAAATTTATACCTGCAGATGAATTAGTTGTGCCTTACACAGCTACAAGTTTAGATGATGCAGAGTCTGTCATACACGTTGTTAAAATGTCAGAGAATGAATTAAGAAAACAACAAGTCAACGGTTTTTATAAAGATATAGATTTAGCACCTCCAGGAAACGTAGAACAAAACGACGTTGAGAAAAAAGAAAAAGAATTAGACGGAACTAAAAAAGTTGGTAAACAAGATACAATGTATACTCTGTTAGAGTGTCATGTAAATTTAGACTTAGAAGGTTTCGAAGAGGTTGGTCAAGATGGTGAACCAACTGGAGTAAAATTACCCTACATAGTAACTGTAGAAGAAGGTAGCCGATTAGTTCTCTCTATACGGAGAAACTATGCGCCCGATGATCTAAAGAAAAATAAGATCCAATACTTTGTCCACTTCAAATTTCTGCCAGGACTTGGATTTTATGGCTTTGGACTCATTCACATGATTGGCGGATTGAGTCGTACGGCAACGGCGGCTCTCCGTCAATTATTAGATGCGGGAACATTATCAAACTTGCCAGCAGGATTTAAACAAAGAGGTGTTAGAGTCAGAGACGAAGCAGCTCCAATACAACCTGGTGAGTTTAAAGATGTTGATGCACCAGGTGGTAATTTAAGAGATGCATTCTTTCCATTACCATACAAAGAGCCATCACAAACATTATTAAATTTATTAGGTATTGTTGTAAACGCAGGTCAAAGATTTGCAGCCATAGCTGACATGCAAGTTGGTGACGGAAACCAAGGAGCAGCTGTTGGAACAACAATTGCATTATTAGAACGTGGTTCAAGAGTTATGTCTGCAATACACAAAAGATGTTATGCAGCGATGAAGGATGAGTTTAGGTTACTTGCAAAAGCAGTAGCACAATACTTACCACCAGAATATCCGTACGATGTTGTTGGTGGACAAAGAAATATTAAACAAGCAGATTTTGATAACAGAATAGATGTAGTGCCTGTTGCAGATCCAAATATTTTTTCTATGTCACAAAGAATTACACTTGCACAAACACAATTACAACTAGCAACATCTAATCCACAAATACATAACTTGTATCAAGTATACAGAAATATGTACGAAGCTATCGGTGTTAAGAATGTAGATACAGTATTACCACCACCAGCACCAAATGCACCAATGGACCCGAGTATGGAGCACATAAATGCTTTGACTGGTAAACCTTTTCAAGCTTTTCCTGGTCAAGATCACCAAGCACACATCACAGCGCACTTAAATTTTATGTCAACTAACATGGTTAGAAATAATCCTGCAATAATGGGTGCAATACAAAAAAATATTTTAGAGCACATATCTATTATGGCACAAGAACAAGTAGAATTAGAGTTCAGAGAACAGATTTTACAGATGCAACAGATGCAACAACAAGCTGCTATGGACCCAATGTTACAACAACGTCTACAATCTATGCAAAATTCAATAGAAGCAAGAAAATCTGTGTTGGTTGCAGAGATGACAGAAGAATTTATGAAGGAAGAAAAGAAAATTACATCACAATTTGACTCTGATCCGTTGTTAAAATTAAAATCAAGAGAGGTTGACTTACGTGCAATGGAAAATGAACGTAAAAAAGATAACGATGAGGCACAAATTAACCTTGCAAAAGCAAGATTGATGCAACAAGGTGATATTGCAGAAGATAAGATGGAGCAAAACGAAGATTTAGCAAAATTACGTGCGGGAGTTAGCCTTGCAAAGACTGGTGTACAACAAGCACAAGTTATGATAGACGATAATTAATAAAAAAGGAGCAAAAAGCTATGATGAACTATAAAAAACAAAAAATAGTTACTGTCCCAGAGCCAAAACTTGAAAAAGATCCTAGATCTAACACAGTTTCTAATGGTTCTTTCAATTATATCGTAAAACCTGAGCAGGTTGGTGTAAAAGGAACTAAAAGAATGCTAGCGGACAAAAGAAAAACTGCAATAGTGGTATAATTATGTGGTTATCGGCAATAAAATTAGCCGTTTCTGCTGGAAGTAAAATATACGCTAACAAGCAGAAGACGAAAATGGCAATGTCAGAAGCACAGCTGATGCATGCTACTAAAATGGCTGAAGGTCAGGAAGCTTACCAGGGTAAATTGTTAGAGGCACGTCAGTCGGACTGGAAGGACGAGGCCGTTTTGATAATTTTAAGTTTGCCCGTGTTGGTGCTCGCTTGGGCGGTCGTATCGGATGACCCATCTGCTATGGACAAAGTAAAATTATTTTTTGAGATGTTCTCGCAGCTCCCGTCATGGTTCACAAATCTCTGGATCCTTGTCGTGGCATCGATTTATGGTATAAAGGGTACACAGATTTTTAGAAACGGAGGCAAAAAATAATGTCAAGTAGTTTTATTATTCAAAAAGGACCTGGTATTGCATCGAAAGCATTTAGTTATGCAAAAAAATTAATTACAGGTGGTGGTAAACAAAAAACTTATGGCACAGGTGCTATTAATAAAGTTGAGCCAAATGTTCCTGTAACAAAAGGACAAAAACTTAAAAGAGATCTTAAACTTGCAAAACAAAGATCAAAAACTTCTCAAGTAAAACTGGATAATACTATTTTTAGAATTGAACAACAAAAGAAAAGACTTGAAGACATGCAAAAAACTAAATCACAAACTCAAACTCGTCCAGGTAAACAAAATTTAGCTGAAGGTGGTAGAATAGGTTTAAGATCTGGAACTAATCCGTTTATGAAAAAATCAAACATTAAAAAAATAGAAGAAACTTTTGGACCGAAAAAAGTTACAAAAAAAGAAAAACCTAAAAAAAGAATAATGGCTAAAGACGGTTCTAAAAAGAAAAAGAAAAAATTTCCTGATTTAACAGGTGATGGTAAAGTTACATTTGCTGATGTATTAAAAGGCAGAGGCGTAATTAACGGTAAAAAAAAGAAAACTAAAAAAAAGTTTATATAATGGCTGGTCCGGGTTTATATGCAAACATTCATGCTAAAAGAAAACGTGGTGGTAAAATGCGAAAGAAAGGTGCAAAGGGTGCACCAAAGCCATCAGATTTTAAAAGAGCTAAAAAGACAGCGAGGAAAAAATAATGACTAAACTATGTCCTAGAGGTAAAGCAGCAGCGAAAAGAAAATTTAAAGTTTACCCGTCTGCATACGCGAATGCATACGCTAGTAAAATCTGTGCAGGAAAAATTAAAGATCCATCTGGAGTCAAGAGAAAAGATTTTAGAGGCAGCAAAGCTGAGGGTGGTTTGATGGAAGCAACATCTAGATTAAAAAGACAAGGGTTATTAAGAGGTGGTGTAGCCAGAGGCTGTGGAAGAATTTTATCTAATAGAAAGAAAGTAACGAAGGTATTTTAATATCATGGCTAAGAATGGTCTTGATAAATGGTTTGCTCAGAAGTGGGTAGACATAGGAAGTAAAAAGAAAGATGGTTCTTTCTCAAAGTGTGGAAGATCAAAACAAAAGAAAGATGCGAAACGTAAATATCCAAAATGCGTCCCACTAGCTAAAGCAAGACGTATGTCAGAAGGACAAAGACGTTCAGCTGTAAAAAGAAAAAGAGCGGTAGCACAAGGTGTTGGTGGCAAACCAACTAATGTTAAAACTTTTGCAAAAAGAAAACAAGCCATGATGGGTGGTTTCATGGGTAGAAGAATGGGTATAAGATAATGAGAAGGCAGGATAAAATGCCCAAAAGAAATAAAAAGAATTTCCGTCCAACGGAAAAAGGTGCAGGCATGACAAGGGCCGGAGTGGCTGCATATCGAAGAGCTAATCCCGGCTC